CGTTTCAGTTGCTACAAGAACCGCATCTAAATAGACGTTGTAAGTTGTGTCTGGTAATATAAGTAAACCACCACTTGGAACGGTTGCCGTATAACTTCCGTCCGAGTTTTCGACGCTTCCATCTTGACATTCTACGGGAGGTTCGGGTGTTATTGGATTCATCGGAATCTCGCAAGGTCCATAAGTAGCTACCTCGAAAGTGATACCCATCACCCACCCTGCCACGTAGTCACTATCGTAGTTATTTAACGGTGACATTGAAGCCGTACCCACTACATCTAACTGCGCGTCCATGTCGTTTGTATAATAAACATACATGTCTTTTAAAATAAGTTGGCAGTCGCTTAGAATAGTGTTTAAATTGGCGCGGTCTTTTTGGATAATGTCAACACAATAAACGTTAATGCTAAATTGGTTCGTGTTTAAGTCCTCCAAGTCACTCAAAGGCTCAACGAAAACAATAGGGTACTTCTCGTCCTTAGTAGAAAAGTTCGGCATTTGTTCCCGAAACTCCCCCCCGTACTTTTTGATTTGCAAGTGAGCGTTACAAAACTGCTCTATTTTTGAAAGTAGTGTTATGTAGCTTGTCATAGTGTAGCGTTTTCTTGCATTTTCTTTACCTTATTTTGTGTGCTTGTTACGTCACTTTCGACTACAACCGCCTTAACCGTTAGGCTTGTTTCTTTGTCCGTTGGTGCGCTTGTAGTGTTCATGTTGTTACCTTGTCCGAAAAGGGCAAAAGAAGGAGTACTCCCAGTGTTTGGTGTAGCACCGCCACCTCCAACACTTGCACCCGCACCACCTCCCGCAGGACTTCCGTTTTTCGCCCCGTATTGAGTACTTGCAATTTTTGCAACGTTGGCAATAACTGAAGAAAGTGTAACAGCAAAAGACGCAATAGCACCAGGGTTTGGAATACCCGCAACCGTTAACGAGTTAGTCGCGAAGAAAGCCGTAATAGATTTATACCCGTCCATAATAGCCATTGAAAGCTGTAAAGCCTTCATAACTTGGAATTGACGTTTAGCGCGTTTCTCCTTACTTATTTCGTCTTGCTTACCAAATCTATCCGACAAAGTAAAAGCCGTTTCAGTGAGGTTATTTACTGCGTTAGCATAGTCTTCGGCTATCTTCATTTTGCGCTCAAACTCCGCTTTGTCTTCTTCCGCTTTTTTATCTCTTGCTGCCTTTTCAATAGCCGCTATTTTATCTGCTGTGTCTTGTGCAATTAAAACCTCATCGGCTGCCGTTATTCCTGCCATGCCTAACTTGGCTTCACTTTCAGCAACTATTTGAGCAATGGCTGCTTCTTGTTGTGTTTGAGTCAACGCTTGACGCATAGCAAATAGTGCGTCTTCTTGTTCGATGACTTTGTTTTGTTCTTCTAAACGTTTAGCCGCAAGTTCTTCTTGTTTCTTAGCTTCAGCGTCAACGTATTTTTTGTTAATGTCCTTAGCTGTTTGTTCGGCTTCCTGAACGTATAAAGCGTTGAGTTTTGCACGTTCGTCTTTATTTAGTTTCTCGTTGTTCTTAAGGTCTTCTTGAAGCCTTTGGTATTTGTATGTGTTGGCTTGTAGTTCCTTTTCAACCCCGTCCTGCATTAAGCCTAAAGTAAGGTCTTGAATAAGTCGTGTAGCTGCGAGCCTATCCGCTAAAAATTGCTTTTGTGCTTCTGCTGCCTTTTGTCCTTCGTTAATTACCTCTTGGTTTAACTTAACCTCTTCGACTTTGATTTCTTGCGCCTTGGCTTTGTTTTCCTTAACCGTGTCTTTGTATAGCTTGGTTTGGTTTAGGAAGTTGTTATCCATAATCTCCAACAACTTGAGGTTGTTGTTGATCTCTTCTTGCATGTATTTATTACGTTCAATTCTTAACGCTAAAGTGCTTTTCCCTTCGGCATCTAACAATGCGATTTTTTGGTCCATTTGTCCTAAGACTTCCTGACGCTTTTCTTTTTCCTCTTCGAGTGCTGCGGTAGTTTTAGCAAGTGCTTCGTCGGCCGCAAAAGACGTTAAACCCATTAAGTCCAAAAACCATTTAATCATATCAATCAAAGGTTTGAACGCTTGAGTTAAGAAGTCCACGAATTTAGTTACAAAGCCGAGTCTATCCGCTAACATGTAAAGACCCGCGACAATTGCACCAATAACAGCAACTAATAAAAATATCGGATTAATAAGTAACTGACCTCCAAGTTTAAGGAACGCACCCCCAACAGACCCAATAGTTGAACCGAGACCCTTTAAACCGCTCGAAATAGTTTTGCCGTCAATCTTACCAAGGTTACCAGCGAACAACTTAGCCGACTCACTCGCACCTTCAAAGTCCATTGACATCAACTGTGAAGACATCAACCCGAAAGCGTTACTTGTTTGCTCAAAGCGTGAACCCGAAGCGAAGACCGCTGCCCGTTCGTTGGCATCTTTCAGTTTATCCGACAACTCCCCTGCACGTTCCGCAAGGTCAGCCATTTGTTTAGGGTCGGTTGCGTTAGCAAGTTCCCCCTTTAAGGCTTTTAACTCACTACGTATTTGTGCAATACCGTTGAGTTTTATATTTATTTCTTGATCTGCCATTAAATAACCATCATTGTGTTATCGTAGTCACCTCTATTACCGCAACCGCCTACGGGTTTTATATCCGAATCCGTGTTTAGGTCACTCGTAAACTCAGGGAATAAAGCCTTGTTAGTAAGTAGGTAATTAGTTAGTCTCTTTTCGTAGAAGGCTGCCATTTGTCCGTAGTGGTCCATAACGAAAGCCGTTTCATTTTGACTCACGTTGTTTGAGTAGTCCCCGAACTGCGTTTGAATACCTTTATTTTTAAGTTGGTAAGTTAGTCCGAAGGCTGCTTGTTCTGCTGCCCTCCACGCTACAACTGGCTGAATTTTTTCGACAAGTGTTTCTTCGTCGTTGTTTAAAGTTTGAGCGTTATACGCACCCAATAGATAAGCGTAGAAGTACGAACCTAAAATGGCTTGTACTCGCATATCAGATGCAGGTTTCACATACGGAAAGACATCGGTTACATCAACATTCGCGGTTATGGGTGTGTTTACCTTTAGGTAATTTTCAGTTACAAAGTATATCATTGCGCTGGAGTATTATTTTCGCTCAATGGAGGTAAGGCAGCCATAGCACGAATTTCGTTAGGTGTCATTGTTTCTAAAACCTTAGCCGCAAGTGTCGGGTTCATTGCGTTAAGCGCGTTAATTACGGCTTTACCTTCGTCTTCAACGGCTGTTATTGTTTCGTTGACAATTTGGTAGTTAGTAATTTCAATGTGTGTATTAATACCTACGACTTTAAGAAGTTGGTTAAACACATCGGCTACCGTTTCACGCAAAGGAATAATCGTATTTTTCTCGAAAATTACATAGGCTTGTTTGATATCCGAACCGCTACCCAAAGAACCCGTAGTGCGAACCCCTAAAAGTATAGGGTCAATCGTATGAGCGAAACAAATTTGCTCGGTATTTAATTCAGAAACACCCTTAAACAATTCGTCGTTACTATTTGTAGGTACGTTTACTAAATCAGGAAGTGACTCTTTGTTATTAGCAAAAAAGGCTACTGCTTTCCCAGCGTTTTCCGCACCTTTCAACTTGTTAACCGTGTCTTTAATTAACTGCATTTCTTCAGGACCTTGTGGCTTCTTTGGAAACATCATAGCAAACGACGGGAAGATACTATTTTGTATGTTTGATTTCTGCAAGTAAGATAGTTCACCACTCAAAAAGGCGAAGTTTAACGCACTTGTGTACTGCGGAAGTGGGTAATAGTCTTGTCCTACACTTTGACCTTCGTAAGCCAACAAATAACACCCGTCTTTATGTTCGGGGTGGTATGGTAAATAAGTCTTTATTTGAAGTCCATACTCCCAATCTTCGTTAACTGCGTAAATTGTTTTCGTTTGGTTGATTCTAACCTTTTCAGGGGCTACCCGGTACACGTTAAACACCTTACCACCTTTCAACTCAACGTGAAAATAGCAACGGTCGTGTAAAATAATGTCTTTAGTGATTGCTTTAATAGTTCCTTTGAGTCCGATTTTCTTACCGAATGAATAAAGTACCACCTTCTCCATGTCGCTTAACTTCGTCTCATCGAAAGTATAACCCCCACCAATAGCCGCGTTAGTCTTAAAGTCTACAATAGACCCATGTAACGGACTCATAAAGTACATCTGATTCATGTACTGCGGAAACAAATTGTCAAACCCAAAACGAACATAACCCTGTGTAGTGTAGCGTACGTCTATACGTGGCAATGACAAGTTACCTTCAGGCACTTTTAAGAACGGTGTACTAAATGATTGGTAACCCGTGTCGACTACTTTTAAACTTTCGTCTTTTTTAAACTTTCCAAATAAACCCATTATTCATAAATTGAATTTGATACACCTTCGACCACCATACGACCCTCTTCTACTAAAGTTAAACCATTGTCATTCGTGTTTGGGTCAACTATAATTGGCACTGGACTTTCATAAACCCAATAGCGGTACTGACCAATGCGAAAAGTCACGTCTACGCCTTCTTCCAAAAAGAAAAGATTGTAACGATCAACGTACTGCGAAAAGTCAACACCCACCCAATAAATAGGTGCAAGTGTTTGGTCCATCTCCCACACGAATTTAAACAACCAAGTCGGCGCGGTAATTGTCGCACTTTCGGTAAGCGTTAAGGCTATTGTATTGTTTTGATTTTGTTCGATGTATATCATACTACTTTAATAAGTAGGTTTTGAAAAAGTTGGTTAAATAAAAAAGGGGAGTGCGAACCCCCCTTAGTTTTTAGTGTTGTGTTAATCCTATTAAATAATGTTATTAATCTCACTCGCTGCTACTTCAAATGCGATGTTTTCGTTTTCAGCTA